GCCTGCTCAACTTGCGTGACATCAAAAGCGCCGTCGTCCGCTTTCGCTAAACGGGTTAACTCTTTTTGACCAAAGCGCTTAACTAAATCGTCCACACTGCAATACATTAGGCGTTACCTTCGCTTGTTGATGCTTCAGTTGTAGCAGACTCAGTTTCAGGCGTTTCAACTTCCGTTTTTTCGTCTTCAGTCGCGTCAACTTCAGGTGACTCCTGTTCAGCTTGATAGCTTGGGTTTGCGTTTAACCAATCCCATGCTTCATCACGTAACGAGGCGCTAATGTGTCGGTCTTCTTCACCGGCTTCTAAGCAATTGGTAGTTGGCTTACCCGAATTTGTTAGCTCTAAATTACCACGTAGTTGCAGGGCTTTAATAAGTTCAACCACATTTGCTACACCTTCAGGTGGCACAATCACAGGCGGCAATTTTTCACCAGAGCCATCACCAACTAGCTCAACGCTGTCCACGCTGTCACCGTTCTCCACCAGTTCAGTTTGATCAGCGGATTTTGCCGTATCGGCATTTTGCAGTACCAAGCGTTTATCATTTGCGATCTGCTGAATTTGCGCTGCAGAGAGGTTTTCAATGACGTTGTCACCGCGATTGAATGAAATATTCGCGCGACGGTAACCGTCGTGGGCGGAATTAAAGACAATAAAACTTTTAGCCATTTCATGTTTACTCCATATTTAAAGGGGCATTAACTGCCCCTTGAGGGATAACTGCGGGTTATAGGTAATCAGCAACCAGTAACTCGATTCGACCTTTCAGTTCGTTTGAGCTATTGGCTTCTAATTCACGCTCTAACAGACGCGTTGCCACTTTTTCAAGTGACGTTGGCACCACTAGAATCGTGGGTTTGATACCTAGCTTTTTACCGCCATCGCCTTCAATAGCGCGCATTGCTTGAATCGCTTCCCACAAACTATCTGCGGTTAACGCTTTTTTCATGCCGAATGCCATCTGCCAGAAACCAAAGCCCACGGCACAACGCTTATCGACGCCATAACGGAATTCGCGTGACATAAACACCGCTTCATCATCGTTTTTAGTCATAGAGACAAGCTGCGGCTGCTTACGGTCTTGGTAAATAATTGGCTTGATAGCGCGTGAGCAATCCAAAATAAACCAAGGCGCACCATTAGCAGTGACATAATCTGCATCAACAATCATGTTGGCAACGCTGGCATCTGTGCCACTGCCGTCAACGGCCGCGTTCACTGGGTGGTCAGTATCAAAGAAGTTCTGACCGTCATAACATGGCGTGGTAAAGCCTGCGCCTAACATGGCAAAAACCAGTTCATCCGGATGAATCGCAGCGGCATTACCCATCTCTTGAAAGAGGGGGGAATAGATGCCTAGCTCATCATCTTCGATGTCGTTTTTATCAACACCGACGGTTGACTCGTAATCTTCATTAACGATTTGGTAGCCATGCGCCTGCATGGATTTGATTTGACGGTCGCCCACCCATTTAGCGAGTGAGGGGAATTTACCTAACCAGCCGTAAGTGTTGCTTTTAGAGCTGGATTTGATGATCGAAGCGATTTTGGAAAACTGTGTTTCAACACCAATTAAACCACCTTGGAATTCACGATTAAAGCCTGTGAACAGGGCTGAAATTAATGCGGGGGTCACTAACGCCATTATTTTTCACCTTTTGATTTTGCAAAATCTGCATGGCTGATACCTAATAGGTCAGCGGCCGTTTTATCTTCTGCAGTAAGTTGTGCAAGCCCGTTATCATTTGACTCGGGGGCTTTGCCTTGTGTTTGGGTTGTGCTAAGTGCTGCAATGGCAACGCGGCTATCGAGGGCGGCGGTTAATGCAGCAACGCCTTGCTGCTTAGCCATCGACGTCAAATAATCGACTTCGCCGGGCAATACTTTCCCTTCTGCCTGCGCCTTGGCAATCATGCTATCCACTTGGGCAATACCTGATTGCGCCGTTAATTTTGCAAGGGCATCGACATTGGCTTGATAGGCTGCAATCGGCACGTACTGACTTAAATCAACTTCGCCAGCGCCACCCGCTGACAGTGCAGCCAATTGTGTGGTGAGTTGGGCGGATTTATCCGCATTGGTTTTTAGACTATCCATGGCCGTTAAGGCAGCAGTGGCAGTTGCGGGGGTAACATTGGCAGCGTCTGGCAGGTCAATGCCCAGTCTGGCCAACAGATCAATGATCAATTGATTCATTGCCGGTTTCTCCTGTTGTGTTGTGGAATGTTGTGTTGTAAAAAGTTGCGCGCAAAGCTGCGCGAGTGGGGTTAAACCATCTATACCAGGGCGATTGGTGAGTGCGGCACTGTGTATAAATTGGGGGGTGCCTGTCTGCTTGTCATAGCCAAACACACAGGAAAGGTAGCGATACTCTTTGCCGTCAATAAAGGCTTGGGCTTTATCGTTAAAGCGCGGTTTGACATATAAGCCATCACCGTCACGCCACTCAAGCTCTGCCAGGTTAAAATAACCGGCTGCAGGGGCAGGCTGGCCATTTTCTTTGGCGTTCAGGGTTTGATGTTCGTAATCAATAACCAAGTCGGTTAGTTGATGTGGCGTATTGGCTTTGAGTGTTGCAACAATTTGCGCATCAATAAACCATTTGCCGCTGGCTACATCATGCGGACGGCCATCGACCGCCGAGAAATATCCGGCAGGCAAAAGTTGATACCAGCCGTCTTGGTTGCTAATTTCAGCGGATAACGCTGCAACAGAGCAAACTGATTGCTGATTTATGGCGGCTGATAAAACAGCTAGGGGTTGAGTGTATGTTTTTGTTTTCATGCAACCAGATTAACTGGTTGCACTTATGAGGTGGGATTGAAGCGGTTCGGGATTTAATATACCATTAACTATTTAATAATATATTAATCACATACATTTAAGGCATTAATTATGATGACATTTAAAGCAATTAACACACAAGGCATGACCAATGACGAAATAGATCTGTTTATCAGCAGTATGCGAGAAGTGATAGGCACGTCGCACGGTAACACCCCTAATTTTATTAAAAGTATGAATTTAGACAGGCTGCATCCGCTGCGCTTTTTGCTGGGGCGCGACAACTTCACTCCGGATCAACTCAAATTTGCAGAAGGTATTTATTGTTTAGTGAAAAACCAACCCATTCGCCACTGCCCAAATATCTGGTCAGACACCCTCACATGGCACCCGGGTAATGCAAGAAAGAGTGATAATCGGCTGGACGATATTATCTTTGACAGTGAGTTCACTAAAACCATCATCAAAGCGAAAAAAGATTTAGAAATGCTGTTAGATGCTTCATCGACCACCATTTTAAAACTAGAATCGGGTAGCGCAGATAAGCTTGATATTATTCGCGCACAAATCGCGTTAATGCGTTTTGGCTTCCCTGAACCCGAGCGTTTTTTCGGAAGTCGATAAACAAGAGATCATCTTTTGGGTTTTCAGATGTGAATGTGCGTTTAACAGTGTTTAAAACAGGTTTAAATGAAGCGCTAAATTGCAGTTTATAGCGTGGGCTACCTGCCACGCCAAAAACGGCTTAGAATCGCATACAGAGATTTCGCCATTGCGCAGATTTTAACGTTTCAAGACACCTGAAGATAATGGGTAATAATATCTAACACGGAAGCTTCTTGTTGTGCGCTTAGCCCTAACCATTCCCTTGCAACGATATTGGCACTGTCGCGGCCAAACTGATGAGTTGCGCCATATTCTTCATTTGTACCGAACTGCAGTTGCTGGTCGCCTATCTGATAACTGAGGGTATCGGCCAATATGCCGCGCTCGCGCAGGATCCGGTCTTTGCGGGTTTTACGTTTTATTGTTTGTGGCAGAAGCGCCGCCCACGCGTCACCGTCTGGTGTTGTTTGGTCGAGAAAACGCTGATCGTGGATATCAAGCAGATATTCACCGACGTCACTTAATGCCGGCTTTAAATTGTTAGTACGGGCAGCTAACTGCTGTAATGCATTGGCGATTGACTCCTGACCGTTCAGATCAACTGAAATGAATGCACCGGCCATTAGTCTTGATGCTCATTTAACAATACAATCTCATCCATTGTTAGCGTCGCCGTAAAAGCAGAGCCAACATCAGCAAAGCATGAAGCTTCATAGCCAGTTGCCTGTTCTTTTAGTGTGTTAATTTTTGCTCTCTTTTGCACGACACTCAGTAAGCTGTCATCGATAACAGCCATCGCTTCATCAACCAATGGTAATGGTGCGCTGTAGTCAATGGGATCGGCTTTCATCTTTGCAAGCATTTCAGCAAGGGTACTCATTTTAAAGCCTCATTAATCAAATTATCAAAATAGACAGCAATCTCATTATTCCAATCCGCTAGTGCTTTGCGGTTTAATACCCAAGCCGCAAAGTGCTCGGCGTGCCACTCCACATCTTTTTTACTACCGTAGCGCGTCAAGCTCGTTACACTACGATTAACAGGTGGCAATGGGCTACCTGCTTTGAAATGCACTTGATGACCCATCTCATGCAGCCATGTAATGATTGCGCCACCATTGTCACCGCTTTCTCCATATTGGCGAACAATAGCTGATAACGTATAAGAAATATTATCCTTACCGCTAAGTGTAGCAAGTTCTACTGCATTGATAAGTTCATTAATATCAACCTTTTTGAAATTAGCGCTACTTGTCACCTTAACCGTAATATGATCAAGTGTTCCAGCTGTCCAACCATTAGGGGAATCTGGATGGCAGTAGTTATTATACCCATACTTTTTTACGCCATCTGGCAGGTATGCCACCACATCATTGCTGATACGTATCGCGGCTTTACTTCTCGTCTTCATCTCTGACGCTTTAACAAACAACGTCTTAACATCATGTTTACTTATGAATTTACTTAATAATTTAAGCTGCGGCGCTGCTGTTTTAAACTCGGTTAATTTGTCATTTAAAGTGTGTACATTGGCATTTTTAACGCTGCTAAATGCGCTCGGCACTAACCGCTCAGGGGGTTGGTAAGGCTGTGCTGACTTTTCCTGTTTAGCTTTTTGCTGCTTTTTCTGTTCGCTGCTATGCGGTGCATATTCAAAACCGGGATCGATTCCTTTGGGCACTTGATGCACTTCGCCAGTGTTTTTATCAATAAATTCACGGTATTCAATATCGGGCGCGGGCTGGTCTGTGCCTTTGCGACGGCCGCGCACTTTACATTTACAGCCCCAGCCATTACTGGGGAAGTGGGTCAACCAGAAGGGGTCGTCTTTATGCAGGGTTAGCCCATGCCAAGAAAGATGCAGTGGTCGCGGGCTAACGCTATCGCCGTGTTTATATTCCCAGTAGTCAAACTCCTGCAGCTGCTGCCAGCGTCCGGCGTTATAGCTTTGGCGTATGTTGGTGTCATAGATAATGCGTGCACGCCAGTCTTTGCCGCCGTTAAAATCCCAACCGTGTTGACTGACAATGTTATTGAACTCTTTTTTAAACCAGCCGATGCTTTTACCCTCACTAATCGCAATATCTACTGCTTTGCGAAAGTCATTAAGCAAGTCATCTTCCATTGCCCCCGCCACCATAAAGGCGCTGTTATGGGCATCCGCCCAAACATCCGTCCAGCTTTCACTGGGCAGATTGAGTTTCTGTTTAAAAAAGCTAATCGCTAATTCAAAAGGCACTGAGCCATAACGCGCGCCCGCTGCCATTAGTTACCCTGCTCAACATCTAAACGTCCTGCCAGCTCACTGGCGGCAAAGGCTTGCGCCATGATTTCGCTGGCGTCATCAAGCGATATTTGATGATCTGCTAATAAGGCTTGCAGCTCTTCAAGGCTAGTGGCTTTATCAACCAGTGTTTTAATACTGTCGGTCATGCTGACCAGATTAGCGCCCATCTGCTGGCGAAGCTGTGCCGCCAGTTTATCCGTCTGGTCGGTTTTATCCTGTTGTTTGAGTGCGGTAATTTTGCTGATAGTGCTTTTAAAATCTGCCGATAACGCGGTTAACTCGACTTTTTGGGAGCTGGTTTCAACCTTTATCCCTAATACCGTTTCGCCTTTGCCGGCCAGTGGAATCTGCAGTTTATCGTGCGCCCATTGAATGGGTACTTGCATCCCTAGCCCCACCAGTGCGGGCAAGCTGTCAGCCATCAGTTTGATATCTTCCGCCTCGACAATATTAAACTCAAAGCGTGGCAGGCGGCGTGGTGTTTGATAACTGCGGCCATTGAGCACATACAGCGGATAGATAATATCGCGGGTGATGGTGGCGGCTATCTGTTTAAGATCGCTGTTGCGTATCTCCATGCGTACTTCGTTATGTACATTACCCAAGGCATTGGTCGAGCTTTTACCGTCGGCTTGACTGGTCAGTGTGCCGCCTACAATCGCTTTAGATTGTGACTTTTCACACCATGAAATCATCGCCTCGAAAGGATCTGCACCGCCTTGTGCGGCACTGTGAAAATCAAGCTCCATACCACGGGGAATGATGCCGCCGGCATTGTGGCCGATACTCATGACTGCACGCAGTAAGGTGGCTTTCTCACTATCACTGGCACCGCTTGGGTATTTACCCAGGCGCAGCGGCAAGCCGTAAATTTCTAAAAACTCGGCTAAGTCGCGTACTGATAAGTTCTTAAACAGGAACGGCCAGGCGATTTGCCGCACCAGCGCAGCGCGACCTAAGTAACCGGATTTGGCTTTATGCTCATGCTTTACCCAGCCGAACGGCTGCAATTGCGCGCCGTGATAGCTGTTATCACGCAGGCGCAGCTCGTCGCGGTTTTCGGGGTTTAATTGAAACCAGGTTTGCGGGCGAAAATGCAGGCCGTCAATAACATGCAGCTTACCTTCAAAGCCCCATTGAATCTCTAAGCAGGCGAACGCTTTAAAAATACCGTCGGCCATATTTAGAATGGCATCATCCATTAACATGGAATCATCTAAGATCTCTTTTATGAGCTGCGCATCTGCTATCTCCTGCGCAGTGGCATCACGCGGCGGGGTGATATCCCATTCGACGCTGA